TCAATAGATACTATACCATCAGCAGTCCTCACCCAGTTTTCTTCTAGTGCTACGATACCTACATTATCCCTTGTGTTTTTAATAAGATGATGTTCAAGTTCTCTAGTCACACTAGACTTTCCAAGTCCTGTTCCACCTGTAAGAGTGACAAGTTCTCCCTTACGCAGACCATATAGTTTCTTATTCAATCCTTCCCAAGGATATGCAATACTTTCTTTTACCTCACGATGAATCCAATCATTTTTCTGACTAGATAATTCTAAGATACCTGATGGTGTATAAGTCTTAGCTTCCCACCATGCAGTAGTAAACTCTTTAAACTTTTTCTTAACCAACATTTCGTTAGCATCTTTATATCCATTAGGAAGATTAACTATCTTAGCTTTTCCCGGTTTTATAATACGAGCAACTTGTCTTGCCCCTTCCCTACCTGCCTTGTCATTATCAAAACATAAGACAACATTATCAAAGCTTTCTACAAACTCAATGCTCTCTCTAATATCTTTAACAGCAGAAGCTACTCCTCTTTTAATTGATACTACTGCCCACTTATCTTGGAACAATTCATTGACTGCCATAGCATCACATTCACCTTCAACAATAGTAAGATACTTACCACCTGTATTCCTATATAATTGTTCACCGAATAAACCTGTGCCTTCAAAGGTTCCATTACAGGTAAAGTTTTTATTATCAACATACCTAGTCTTAGTCCCTACTATTTCACTACCATTAAAGTAAGGATAAATATGTTGTTTAATATTACCATTATTATCTTTTAAAATTCTAACACCGAATTTGGTGGCAGTCTTTTTAGATATATCCCTATCAGATATGGCATCATATATACCAGTATATGAAGTTAAGAAAGTGGTTTCAGTTTTCTTAATAGGTGTTGTTGTTCCTTCTGTTTCATTTTTATAATCAGAAAAGAAAGTTCCACAACTAAAACATTTAGCTGAACCATTTTCATTTAATCCAACTGGGTCTGAACCACCACATTTTGGACAGGGTAATTTTGTTTTTATAAATTTTGTTTGTTCTTCCATTCTATCTCCTATAGAAAAGTTGGGCGTTGTTCATATGCTTTCTCTCAAGCAAGCAGGATTTATACTTTAAGTCCTATCCTCTTTTGTGGACACCCAATTATTTACTTTACTCTTCGTCAATCAAAGCATCATCCTCTAGATAAGGTGTGATTTGACTATTGAAGTGTGCTGTTGCAGCTTCTAAGACTGCAATTCTTTTGCGTAAGGCTTTCACTTCGTTAGTGCATTCAACAATAACACTATAAAAACCTTGTGCATCTTGATTTAGTTTCAGCACATCATATAAACCATCATCGGTTTTGTATGTGATTGAAGGTGTTTCATTAGTCATGATTAAAACTCCTCGCCTTCATCAAAGAACTCATCGCCATCCCCTGATTTATATTCAACTAAATCTAGAACCTGAACAGCTTGTAAGTCAAGACTTTTACCAGTCTTTCCTTTCCAGTCCCATTCATATTCATTACATTGGACTCTAACTTTAGAGCCATTCCCAACAGCAAGATTAATGTCTTGCTTATTAGCATCAATCAGTCTAGGAGAGTTCCTAACTATTCCATTAGGACCCTCTACTTTACGCTTGATTACTAAGCAAGGACCTTCATCCATTTGCTTTACAGTATGTCCACGACCTGCAAAATCATCTGCAGTAGCTTGGTCTACAACCAAGTTAATCGTATACATAGGTTCGAAAGTCGTATTAGGGGTCTTAATTGAAGCCCAATACGCTATTCCATCTACTATCATATTTACCTCCTATGGTATTTATAGTTTAACAAAGTGAGAGTTTTTTGAGCCAACCAACTCTCAAAGTTGTGGACAGAGCCAAGCCTACCAACATATAGTATGGAGATAGAGGGCTTTGTTTTCGGCTACTCATTACTTATATGCCCACATAATACTACAAGTCTGTTCCTGTGTCAAGTAAAATTTTATCTAATTTTTCTATTTGTTCATCATCAATAAAGATTTCTATTTTAAATGTTCCATCTTTATTATACTCTACAGTATGAGGCACCTCATATCCTTCATTAGAAAGGATAGTTAATGACTCATTAAATTTTTTATAATCGTCTTTATCTAATACAGCTATCATCTTCCTTGTCCTCTATATTTTTTGTATGACCTCTTTTTATTTTTATTCATGTGGCTCATAGAAATTTTCACACTTCTACCTCTACCACCTGTGCCTTGCGAGGTGCATTTTTTAACATGGTCTATTGACTGTATTACTTTAGCCTTCCTCATCTGATTTCCTTTCTTTAAATCCAAGTTTTAAAAGTAAAGGTCTGCAATAATCTACATCTTCTTTTGTCATCTTACCTACCTTACCAATACATTCAACAGCATTATCTACTGACCAGTATTGTAATTGATTAATTCTATATTGTTGAATACTCATACCTGTAATTAGTATTAATATTATAAATATATAATTCATATTTTTATTTTTCATACATTCTCCTTTAATGTAAAGTTATATTATCATCTAATCCTTGTCGGATTAAATCCTCATCTCCTACCTGTTCTCTCAATCTTCTAAGCTCTAGAAAATCTCCATGAAAATCCCAGATGTATTGAGTATCTACTTCCTCAATATCAATTATATCTACAACTGATTTCAAAGCTAGCATATTATCAATAGCATACTGGACACTCCAACCAAAAGTTTTTAGTAGTGCTCGTTCTTGATTATCAAAGACTACTGTTATCAGATATTCCTTCATCTGCTATTACCTCCATTAACTGTTTATAATTCTTAATATGTGGATATTTTTTTAATCGTTTCATAATATATTTATCAGTCATATAAGAATGGATAACTCCCTCAGTAGTATATACATGGGTTTGCTCAGGTAAGATGTCATTAACATTCTTAACTGTAATACTACTTGCTTGTTCATCAGGCAATAAAGATTGCATCCATTCAACTTGAATAGGTTTAATCCTTTTTCTTAATTTTTTTATTGTCTTTGCATTCATATTATTCCCACGCTGTAAATTCCATATAGGGTGTTTCTCTATGTCCTTCTGGCAACCATTCTACCATATCTTTAGCTTCTTCTAAAGTAAAAGTTGTAGCTACACTCTCTCCTTCATCATCATGTGCTAATAACAAAGCCTTGCCTGCATAGTTCCTATCTTTAATACTAAAGTATCTTTGAACACCTCTCAAAAGTAAACCTTCATCATCTATAAACATATCATTCTCAATGGTAAGTCTAACACAATCAAAAACTCTACACTCAATTAAAGAGTATATCTCTCTATAATCTCCTGTATATTCTACCTCTTTAATTGTTTCATCATATGGATTTATTAATATTCCTTTCATGCTCTACTCCTTTTGCTATTAATCTTGTAAGGGTTTCCCCTATTATTTGGTGTATGAATTGGTTTGTGCATTGATATTTTTCATACTTACTCAACTCTACATTGACCATATAAGTTATTTCATCTAAAGTTTCATTAGTTAAAGCTCTTACAACTTCATAATCTCTAACCAAACTTTCTTCTACTTTTTTATATATACTCATGATATTTATATCCCTCCTTCCATATCTCAGGTTTATATTTAGATAGTATATCTATCTCACATTCTTCACAGACATGAGCTACAAAATCTCCTTCTGCATCATCACATCTAAACATTTCTTTACCACTACCACAATCGCAGTCTGTAGGTGTTATCCCATAACAATAATCATCCCATATATTTTTCATACTGCTCTGTCATCCATCATTTCTTGTGCAATAATGTCAAGTATTTCTTCTCTATCATCATCTGGATGTAAGTCTTCTGATAATGAAACATCAATTATTTTTTCACTAAACTCTCTATCTGAACAGTCTTCCAGATATTCTATCTCTTCCCAAATTTCTTCCCATATTCTATCGTTTATATGATTACTCATCTTTATCTCCTTTATTATTTTTAGGCATCATCCAATCCAATACCTTCACCATTTGGTTAAACATTGCATCATCATACTCCATTTGTTTTTGAAAGTCAAGCCATTCTTTACTTTCTTTATCTACATTTTCTTCCCATTCTCTAAATAATTTACTCATCTTTATCTCCTATACATGAATGACAAATCCTGACATATCCTGTCTAGCTTTGCCCTTTGCTTTAAGACCGACAATCACATTGCTCTTATCTAAAAATCTTAAATCTGTTTCATCTCCATCAACCACTTCCCTACCTTTAAAGTAGATAGGGAAAGCACCATTGAATACTACTGCTATGTTATATGTAATCTTATCAAACCAATTTGCATACTTCATATTAGCTTCTGAATAACTCCATGTCAAGTGATAGTTTTTATAATCAGATACTTTTCTTGTAGGTATCTTGGTGTAATCATAGAACTGAACATCAGGAAACATCTCAAAGATATTCTGTTCGTCTATCTTGATAGTTTCCCATTGTATATCACTCGTGCCATTGAGTCTTATGCAAGGAAGCTTGTCTTTATTGCTACAATATCTTATAAACTTTGTGATATCTGAAATCAAATATTCCATAAAAATATCTCTAGCTTCTAAGAATAATCTAGTCTTACGCTTTCTAGCTTCTTGGATTACATTGGTAGTTTCACCTTTCTTAATGATACCACCACGACCTGCTGTATTTAGACAGGCTTCCTTACATCCAGCAATGTCTTGATAAGGACATATCTTAGTATTAATTGGACTAAGGTGCATGATAGCAGTTAAGTAATCACTTACTACTTCACCTTTCTTAGTCTTTGGATTGTTAAAACTTAGTAATTGATAGCTCATAATTTACCACCTCGTTTCGCTATCTCTTTCCTCTAAAATCTCTCTCATATCTTTTAAAATATATTTAAGAGCTACTTTTAATTCCTTTAAAGTTTTAGCGTCATCTATTTTTCTATTCCAATTATAATTTGGATTATCCTCTCCTACATCTATAATTCTGAACTCAAGGTCATCATATAAAACTTCTCTTACAAAGTTTTTTAATTTTGCATTATTAAATTCTATCATATTATTTTCCTTTATTTTACAAATCTTTTAATTAATGACTCGACTATTGCTTTTGCATTAAAGTCACCACTCATAGTTTGCAATCCTAACTCATCTGATATTGAAATTCTAATATCATTGGGCACGCTAGTTTTTATTTCATAACTTTGATGTTTTGAACCATATCCCATATTTAAAGAAATATAAGTTCCATCATAACTATTATAATAAGAATCTGACTTACCCAGACTATGACACTCATTAAAATTCTCGACTAACTCTTTTATTTCATCCTCTAAAGCATTTTTATTTGCTTCAATAGTTTGAATATTATCAAGCATATTATTTATCTCAGAAAATTTATTTAAGACAACTTCACATACTCCACTATCAGTAAACTCTTTTTCAAAGTCTTCCTTTGATTTAGTTTCCCAAGCATTTCTTACTTGCCTTTCAATAATTTCTCTATCGCATACTCTCATTCCTTTACTCATATTTATCTCCATAAATTAAATACTGGTTTATTAAAATAGGAAAACCAGTAAAACCTTGTAGCTATTAACCTAGTAATCTTCTAAAGAATCCTACTATGCCTCTAGCATTATGTCTTTCAGACATTCTAACTATTTCTTCAAAACTTTCAAAAGTAGTTTGCATATCTAAATTATGAGGGACACTCATAACTTGCATACCTTTATTAGTTTTACCTACATTCACTTTCTTTCCAAAGTAAATCTTCTTAGCAGGGTTCTTAAGTTGTTGATATGCCGATATTTTATTGAAGTGTAAACCTAAGAAGGTCTTACCTTTCGTATTTCCATATCTATTTTTCATACCTCGAACTCTAAGAATATTAAACCCATTCTTAGAAGCATAAGCCCATAATCTCCTTTCAAGAAAAGAAGCTTCTGAAATTGCCTTTGTGGTGGCAGAACCATTATTTGTATAAGTTATCATTATACTCTCCATTTAAGTTAGGGCAGTATTTAATCGCAACTGCCCAAAGCGAATTATGATTACCAGTCTTTCTTAACTAACTGGACATCTAATGAATAGCCTTCTCGCATTTCATTAAATTCTGTTATAATCTCTTCAACTCTGTCTTCACAAAACGATTGGACATCATCTCTGAGTTCATCTTTCAAATACTCTTGGTCGTCAATCATTTGATTACAACGACTTTCCAAGTCTTCCCAATCATATTTGATATCGTGAGTAGTGCTCTCGACATCATCAAATCTAGCGTTCAATTCCTGAATTTCATATTCACTAGACTGCACTTTATCATTCAATTTTGAGGCAACTATATAGTTAATCTCCTCGTTTAATAGGTTCAACAACCACTTTTTAATAATATTTTCCATATTTAAAGCCCTCCCAGACTATTTAAAATACACTTCAACATCTTGTGTGCCGAAGTGATGACAAGCTTACACCTTGCCCCGACAGATGTCAAGGCAAGTTAAAGCTTTAAGACTACTCTTTCTTTGATAGTTATAACTACTATCTACAAAGAGCATCATACATCTCTTGCGTTTCATACCTGTCATGAACAGATATATATTTACCGATTGGATAACCAACCATCTTTTCTAACTGGCTAGTGATAGTGTAATTAACTTCTGCTATCATTCCATTACACATTGGTCCAATTAAATTCTTTCTGTTTGGATGATAAGGTCGTAAATGAAATCCAAATTGAGGTCTAAATCCAAACATATACAAATCTTTATCATCTGTATTCACTTCTTTTTTCGAATAGTTATCCGAAATTTCTATTTTACCTCTATCAACTCCATCTTCCCAATCTATTTCCATAGATATTTTAATTTCATCAAATCCTTCTGTATAGTCAGGACTTCCAAATCTTGATTTTAGTAGATATGCTGTGTTAAAAGCCATAATATTCTCCTATATTATAATTAATGCGATTATAACCATTACAATCGCTAGTGGTTTTAATATATACCAGTTAATTCTAAAAAGCAAGCTCTCATTTGCTTGTTCTTTAAAATCTTTCTTAAATAAAGCCCATTCTTGATATATTTTATTCATATTTTACTCCTTTTAAAATTGTTGGACAGTCCAAACTGTTCCCATTTCCATACTATCATTACTAAAAAAATCATAATTTGATTTTAGAAAAGCATGTTGCCTTTTGGATTTGTGTTGCCACATCTCACTTCTATCCTCTTTATAATTATTCCTAGATTTATAGGAAAATCCCAGTTCATATAGATACTGAGTAGCCCTATCATGAGTAGTAAATTTAATAACATTGTGTTTTTTCATAAAAACCTCCATAAGTTTTAAAAAAACATCATGACAACCCTGCCACGACTTGACGACAAGCTTACACCCTGTCGCTGAGGATGTCAAGGCAAGTTAAAACTTTAAAACTACTCTTTCTTTGATGTTTAAATTTGTAATATATTACCCAAAAACTATTAAATTTTATTAAAATAAATCTAAAAATACCAAAAATCATGTAAAAATAGTTATCCACAGGTAATTAACAGGATATTAACAGGTAATTAACAGCTAATTAACAGCATTTTAACAGTATTTTAACAGTTTTTCCACACATTTTTAAAAAATTCCCTCAACCTACTGCCTGCCCATTATTTAACTAATTAACTAACATTAATTAATTAAATCTATCTAGTTAATTCTAGCTTCTGCATGCCCCCTTAAAGTTCTGAGAAGATTCCACATCCCTCAAACTGTTAAATAAGTAAAAAGATATGAAAGATTACCGAGAATATCGCTAAAATGCGAACTTCAAAGCATAGTTATAGCTGGGAATTGTGTTTAAAAAAAAGCTCCCAGACTCGAAAGCCTGAGAGCTTTTTAAGAACTAGCTTTGCTTTTGAGAGATATATTTCTCTATCTGAGTCATATATTTAGCTGGAAGCTTGTTCTTATTGAACATTGCATTAGCTTGTGCAAAAGTAAGCTGGTTTTTCTTGGCGTTGCCAAAAAGACAGCCTAATATTCTCTTCTGGAGTTGCCAGTTCATCTTGCCCTTGTTATTGGCAAACTTTAAAGAAAGACCACGACATTGCGAGAATGTTGCAGGATTTGCTTGCTCCTCTTTCGAGAAATCGTTTATATTAAATGTATTTTCCATGTTATACCTCCTTAGGTGTTATGGATTGGTTAATCCCTTGAATGTAAGCTTCTAGGGCGTTTATTTCGGGAAGGTTAGTTCCCATTATTCCGATGACTTTATTGCCGACACTAGCGTTAGCTCTGGCGACCTTAGAGGCATCTGAAATCGATTGAAACTCAAGAGTTTCTTTGTTTCCGAAAGTTAAGTGTATATAGTTTTTCATAATAAAATAATTATAATTCATTTCTTCTAGAAGTGCAAGGTTTTGTGAGGCACGAGCAAACTTTAGACTACCTTGTTCTTATAGAAAAATAGAATTATTTTAGTTTTGTTATGGGGAACTATAGACACTATAACTTACGAGAGACAAGGGAGCTCTGCTAGTTCAATCAGATTTCAGGTGACTTTGAGGTTGGGAGAGCTAAACGCTAGTAGTTGGGAAGGAAGTCATCTGGAATAATGAGGGAGTAAGCTTGCTGGAATGAATGTTTTAGAAGCTTCAACATTCAAGAGGATTAAGCGATTCATGGCATCTAAGGAGAATATAACATGAGGAAATGCGTTTGATGTATTCGATTTCTCGACTTGTCTTAGCAAGTGAATCGTGTATCATCGGAAGCTTTGTTGTGGTCATTAGAGTTCTTGCCAATGTTAAGGGGATTGAATTGGCTCTTGGTTAGAGAATATAGGGTGTCGCCCATTAGGTAGCCAAGAAAAAACATTTTTTTAGACATACAAGCTAATGTAATGTTCTTTTATCTTACAAGCTTACAATTTCTTTCTTGACTCAGATAGAGAAATGTTTTTTATGCCTGCAAAGCTTTTAAAGTTGCTTTTAGGCTTTCGAGTCTGGGATTTATTAGTTCTAAATACACACTTGAAAACTTTAATGGCTTTGTAAACTAGAATAATGTGATAGTCTTGAGGAAGCAGACACTTATTAGAACTAATAAATCTTTCATATCTTTGGAATCTTCAAAGTCTATAGAAGGGGCAGGCAGGCTACCATGCCCTCCACCCTATATATACATCTAATACTCATACAAAATTCTACAAATCTACCATTAACTAGATTTAACAACTAGTTTACATCCCGACTATCAGGATTTATATTTTTTAAGGTTTACTTGATGGTTTTCCGAAGTATGGAAATAGGAGCATAGCTTGAGGCTATATATGTACCCGGGAGGGCACTATGTTATTATACATACTATATCCTATTTTGTCAATACTTATTTAAGTTTATTATAAAATACTTGACAAATCTAGTATACAACTATATACTTATAACATGGCAATACTTCCAAGTATAAATAAAGATAATAAAAGAAGAGAACTAACTGATAAGCAACAGTCGTTCTTAGATAACCTTGTGGAAACACATGGAGATGCTAAGAAGGCTGCTGAACTAGCAGGATATACTTCTCATTATCATCATGTTGTAAAGACTTTAAAGTCTGAGATACTTGAATTAACTCAGGAAGTATTAGCAAACTCTGCACCTAAAGCAGCTTTTAAGCTAGTTGAGATAATGGAATCTAACAAACCCATCCCTCAAGCTAGTAATAAATTAACTGCTGCTCAAACTCTACTAGATAGAGTAGGTGTAGGGAAGATTGATAAAGTAGATGTAAATCATAATGTCAATACCGGTGGTATCTTTTTAATGCCTGATAAAAACCCTATAGATATAGAAGGCGATTATGAAGAACTATTGGATTGAGATTTGGGAGTTTTGTAAAGAATATCCCGGATGGGCTGCTGCTTTCTTTTTGTGTGGTTATTTAATAGGTGCTTTGTACTTATGATATCCAGACTCTTAGATAGATTTCATATATTAATGAAGTCAGGTAGATTGCCAAAGATTTTAAAACTTTGTAATATAAAATAAAAGGAGTAAGAAATGGAAAGTATTATAGGAGTTGTTATAGCTCTAATAGTAATAGGTGGTTTTGTATATAAGGTTAAGCCAGAATGGATGCAAGTAGCAGTCGATTGGTTTAATAACTTAGTACCAGCACCTAAAAAAACTACTAAGAAGAAGAAGTAACATGCCAAACAAGTCACTAGGAAGCAATGAAAAGCCTGTCCTTTTGTCTAGTAAGAAGAATAAGGGAAGGTTATATTCACCTGCATCGCATGGAGGTAAAGGAGCTGCACCCAGATTTAATGTAAACTCAGAAAAATACTATGATGAATATGATAGGATTTTTAAACAAGGAAAGTATAGTAAACAAACTACCGATACCGATAAGGTTGAGGATGCGTAAGAGGCTTCTTAGGACACATTCATTCACCTCGTTCTAAGAAGTCCAGCTTTTAAGGAATAAAAATGGAATTACCAATAGATTATATTAGAAGAACATCATCTACAATACCTTTTGGTTATGAGATAGCAGATGATTTTGAAGGCTACTTAAAACCTATACATGAAGAACTTAATGTATTAAGAGAAGTATCAGAAGCTGTCTTCCATAAAGAAATAAGTTTAGGAGTAGGTGTAGATTGGTTAGAAGCAGAGACTGGTAGAAGAATGTCAAGACCCGGATTAAAAAAGATTGTAGATAAAAAGTATGCCAGATAATGAAAAAAAATCAACAAAGTACTTGACAAACTCGCAAGGAGAGTATATACTTAATAAAGATGGTACTCCGAGAAAAAAGCCCGGGAGACCAAAGAATAGCGAACTGTCTGATATGCAATTAGCTTTAAGAGCTAAAAGTAAATTAGATAAAAAGAACAAGAAGGTTAAGAAATTAACTAGAAGTTTAACAAAGATAAAGAAAGAAGTAAAGACAGAAGAAAAGGTTCTTACTTCTAATGTTCTAACGCAATCGGAAACTACAGAGTTACCGGATGCTATACAGGAACACTTGAATGAAACTGGGGAGTATGTGGCATTTATGCCCAACGAAGGTCCCCAAACAGATTTTTTAGCTGCTGGTGAAAAAGATGTACTCTACGGAGGAGCAGCAGGTGGTGGCAAAAGTTTTGCAATGTTAATTGACCCATTGCGATATTGTCATTACGCAGAACATAGAGCTCTAATATTAAGAAGGTCTATGCCTGAGTTAAGAGAACTTATAGATAAGTCTCGTGAACTCTACCCTAAAGCATTTAAAGGTGCTAAGTTTAGGGAAGTAGAAAAGCTTTGGCAATTCCCAAGTGGAGCTAAAATAGAATTTGGGTTCTTGGAACGAGATGCAGATGTTTATCGTTATCAAGGACAAGCGTACAGTTGGATAGGTTTTGATGAGATTACTCACTTACCTACAGAGTTTGGATGGAACTACTTAGCTTCAAGGTTAAGAACTACAAATCCAGAAATACAAACTTATCTAAGATGTACAGCTAACCCCGGTGGTGTAGGTGCACAATGGGTTAAGAAAAGGTATGTAGAAGCATCTGAACATAATAAAACTTTTATAGGTTCAGATGGTTTAACAAGGAAATTTATTCCAGCATTATTGCAGGATAATCCGTATCTTGCCGAAGATGGTGAATACGAAAGGATGCTAGAATCCTTACCAGCAGTTCAAAGAAAGCAACTGTTAGAAGGAAACTGGGATGTGGCAGAAGGAGCAGCGTTTGCTGAATTTTCTCCAGATACACATATTATAACACCTTTTGAAATACCTTCTTGGTGGGAGAGATTAAAAGGATTAGACTATGGTTATGCTGCAGAAAGTTGTTGTCTATGGGCTGCTATAGACCCCGATGATAAGACCATCATTATATATAGAGAATTATACAGGAAGGGTCTGACAGGGGATGCACTCGGTGACACTATAACCGAAATGGAACAGAACGAAATTAAATCTATTCCGGGAGTTTTAGATACTGCTGCATGGTCAAGAACTGGATATACAGGTCCTACTATTGGTGAGATACTTGTCAATAAAGGACATAAATTAAGAAGAGCTGATAAAAATAGAATAGCTGGTAAGACTCAAATACATGAGCACTTAAGACAGCGTGAAGGAGTAGGAAGACCTAGATTGCAAATTTTTAATAATTGTGTTAATTTAATTAAAGAATTGCAAGGTATTCCAATGTCTTCAACGAATCCGGAGGATGTAGACACACATGCTTCGGACCATGCATACGATGCACTTAGGTATTTAATAATGAGTAGACCTAGACTAGACCATCCACACGATAGGATGTTAAGGATAAAATCCGATATATATCAACCTTCTGATAATACATTTGGATATTAATATGGCAGAAGATAATACATTTTTAAATGCTGACAACCTTTATCAAGAGATAGAGGGAGAGTCTGGAAAAGAATTAAAGTTAAAAGATGACCAGCAGAGAAACCTTATCGGTATTATTAAAGGCAGATATGCTCAAGCTGAAATGGCTAGAGATGCTGATGAAAGAAGATGGATGAAAGCATATGAGAATTATAGAGGTCTCTACGCTAAAGGTGTAAAATTTCGAGAGTCTGAAAAGTCTCGAGTGTTTGTCAAGATTACAAAAACTAAAGTATTGGCTGCATTCGGACAACTGGTAGATGTAATATTTGGTACAGGGAAATTTCCGATAGGAATTTCGGAAACCAAAGTTCCAGAAGGCGAAGCCGACATAGCCCATTTAAATATCAATAACCCAACTCCGGGTATAGAAAGTTCAGAAGAAGAAGTAACAGAAGATAATCTTGGAAACTCAGTAGATTATACAAGTCCTTACGATGTTGGTTTTGAAGGAGATGGTAAAGTATTAAAGCCCGGGGCTACTCATTATAATGGATTATATGAAGACCCTATAGATGTTCAAGCAAGAGATGCTGGTATATTAGTAGATGGTGCTAATCCAAACCCACAAGCTTTAGAAATCTCTCCAGCCCAAAGAGCTGCAAGAAGAATGGAGAAACTTATCCATGACCAAATAGATGAATCTAGTGGTTCTTCTGAAATAAGAAACGCTTTATTAGAATCATCTTTATTAGGAACAGGAATAGTTAAAGGTCCATTTAACTTTAATAAGAGACTTCATCAATGGACTAAGGATGATTCTGGTAGTAGAGAATATAATCCATTAGAAGTAAGAGTACCTAGAATAGAATTTGTAAGTTGCTGGGATTTTTATCCAGACCCTTCTGCAACTAATATGGAAGAATGTGAATTTGTTTTCCATAGACATAAGATGAATCGTAGTCAATTAAGACAATTACGAAACATGCCTTATTTTGATAAAGATGCAATCCGTGATTGTATTCAAATGGGTCCTAACTATATAGAAAAAGATTATGAATCTCAGCTTAGAGATGATAGAAGAGCTGATGACGAAGTAAATAATAACTTTGAAGTCTTAGAGTATTGGGGTATCATGGATGCTTCTTATGCTAAAGAGATTGGAGTTGACCTTCCTAAGAAAGTAGATGACTTAGATGAAGTTCAAATGAATGTTTGGATATGTGGAGATAAGATATTACGAGCAGTAATTAATCCATTCACACCTTACAGATTACCATATCATGCTTTCCCTTATGAAAGAAATCCATATAGTTTCTTTGGTATAGGTATAGCAGAGAATATGGATGACAGCCAACAGATTATGAATGGACATGCGAGAATGGCTATTGATAATCTAGCAATGTCTGGTTCACTTGTCTTCGATGTAGATGAATCAGCTTTAGTTGGTGGACAGAGCATGGAGATATATCCGGGTAAAATCTTTAGAAGACAAGCAGGTATGCCGGGACAAGCTATTCATGGAGTTAAGTTTCCTAATACATCACAAGAAAATCTAATGATGTTTGATAAGTTTAGACAGCTTGCTGATGAACAAACAGGAATACCTAGTTACTCACATGGACAAACTGGTGTTCAAAGTATGACAAGGACTGCCTCTGGTATGTCAATGTTACTTGGGGCATCTAGTTTAAATATTAAAACAGTCGTTAAGAATCTTGATGACTTTTTATTGAGACCTTTAGGAGAAGCATACTTCCAATGGAATATGCAATTTCATGAAGGTGAGTTAGAGATAGATGGCGATTTAGAAGTTAAGGCTACTGGTACAAATAGCTTGATGCAGAAAGAAGTACGAAGTCAAAGATTGACTATGTTCTTACAAACTGCACAAAGTCCTGCTATTGCACCATTTGTTAAGATTTCTAAACTTGTAAGTGAACTAGCCTACAGCTTAGACTTGGACCCTGATGAAATACTCAATGACCCGGAAGAAGCTGCTATCATGGCTCAAATAATAGGAATGCAAAATGCTGGACAAACAGATGGCGAGGAAGCTCAACCCCTTGGTGAACAACAGGGAGCAATGGGAAATAATACTGGAACACCTCAACAACCTCAAGAACTTGGGGTTACAGGAACTGGTGGTGGCAACATCGGAATCGGAAATGTACCGATGCCAAGGGAAGCTGCGTTTAGTGGGACAACTGGAGTCCCTGCCGGAGCAGGTGAAGGAAGCTTTGAATAGAGGAGAGCAATAACAATGATTGGATTAAAAGTACTACATAAATTAGCTGAACGATTAGGTAATGACCCAGAAGGTTCTCCTGAAAGTAAAGGTGAAACAAACTTTACGAGTGGGGATTCTTTTGCACTTCCTCAATTTAATGAAGGTGGTTCTATAGATGAACAGATGCAAATGGCTATGGATATAGGTCCAGAAGAAGAAGAACAAGAAACACTTCCAGATGATGATATGGAAGATGATTATTTAGATTTTATAATGAGTGAAGCATTAAGTCAAGAAGAAGAACAAATGCTCACAAGTAAATTAGAACAAGATGAGGAACTAGCTATGCTTTTTGATAAAGTTATAGATGTTGCTCAAGAATTTGCTGGGTCTGGTCCTGTTGAAGGACCGGGTTCAGGAGTCTCTGACAGTATACCTGCAAGGTTATCTGATGGAGAGTTTGTTATGACTGCTAAAGCAGCCGAAGTTATGGGACCTGAAAATTTACAGGAACTTATGATGGAAGCTGAAAATGCTGCTGACAGACAAGCTATGTTTACAGGAGGTCCTGTGACTAGAGATAAAGAGAAAGAAGATATGGCGAAGAACGGCTCGGTTAAAAAAGTCGAACAAACCATTAATGTTAGTCAACCACAAGTTGATTCGTCAGGAGCTACTATAGTTCAAGATGATGATTTAGTTAGTGAAGAATTAACAAAGCTTGCTCTTTATAATAGAGAAGGAGCTCATATACATAGCTAATACAATAAAGCGACCCTATTAGCGTAGGCACTTTATTATTTTAAAAACCGAAAGGCTACCTTTACAATACAAGCCCTCTTGTCGACAAAGAGCTACCTTGTAAACAAAGCCCCAATTAGGAGGATAAGAAAATGACTAAACAGTCTAAAAAAGAGGAAAAGCCAAATCCTTATAACGCTAGAAAAGATTGGCACGATAGAGAAGATAAACCTTTTGTATCATCAGACGACCTTTATTTTGAAGCACCGGCTGAAAAGAATAAGCTTTTTGAAACTACGGATATAAACGAAGCAGAAGAAAACTTAAACTCAGAGGCTCTGGAAATTGAAAAAGATAAACCTTATTCAAAACCAGACTACAAAAAAAGATATGATGATTTAAAAAAGCATTATGATAAAAAGCTTAATGAGTTCAAACTAAAAGAAGATGAACTGAGCAGTAAGTTAAAGGATGTAACTCCTACTTATGTAGCTCCTAAGTCCGAAGAAGAGATTGAACAATTTGCTAGAGAATATCCTGATGTTTATAAGGTTGTAGAAACTGTTGCTCATATACAAAGTGAATCTAAAGCAAAAGTTCTAGAAGAACGCCTTAGTAAAATTCAAGCTAAAGAGAATCAGTTAATACGACAAGATGCAGAAAATAGGTTAAACGAAAGACATCCTGACTTTGCTGAAATCAGAGATAGTGATGACTTTCATAACTGGGCAAATACGCAGCCGGAATCTATTAAAACATGGATTTACAATAATGCTGACGATGCCGACTTAGCCTCTCGTGCTATAGACTTATTTAAGCGAGATATGGGTATGACATTACCTACAGAAGACAAGTCATCTTCTAAGACCAAAGGAAATGCTGCTGACATGGTTTCAACTAAAACAACAACAGTTGAACCTAAGCAGGAAAAAATTTGGTCTGAACAGGAGATTGCTGCCATGAGTGTTGCAGAGTTTGATAAATTCGAAACGGAAATATCAGATGCAATGCAAGAAGGCAGAATCATTAAATAAACTATTAATAAATAAGGAGAAGTATCATGGCTCAATATTTTGAACCAAGTACCGATACTAATGCTAACTTTGCAAACTCTGTAAGTGGACAGACAAATAGTTTCTTCCTACCTTCCGTTTATTCTAAAAAGGTTTTAAACTTCTTTAGGAAAGCCTCGGTAGCAGAAGCTATTACAAACACCGACTATGCTGGTGAAATTTCTGCTTTCGGAGACTCTGTAAAGATTATTAAAGAACCAACTATCTCAGTATCTGATTATACTAGAGGTAGTGACACAACTGCAACTAAGCTAACAGACCAAGAATTAACTCTTGTTGTTGATAGTGCTAAAGCTTTTAAATTCATCGTAGATGATATTGAGAGTAATATGTCACATGTCAACTGGAAAGAGGTAGCTTCTTCATCTGCTGCATATGCTCTAAGAGATTCATATGACGCTGCTGTTATTGCTAAAATGTTTGCAGGATTGTCTGCTAGTGCCCCTGACCATATCATAGGTTCAGACTCAGCTACTGCTGATGCAACTATGACACATGCAACCAACTCTGTTGATTTGCTTGGCTCAGATGGAACTGGCGTGGATGCTTTAGACATGATGGCTAGAATGTCTAGACTCTTAGATGAACAAAATGTACCCGAAGAGGGTAGATGGTTCCTTGCAGGACCAGAGTTCTATGAAGAGCTAGCAAAGTCAGGGTCTAAAATGCTATCCGTTGACTACAACGCAGGTCAAGGTTCTATAAGAAATGGCTTAGTATCTAGTGGAAAACTCAGAGGATTTGATATGTACAAATCTAACAATATCGCTGCAACATCGAATGCAACTGGTAAAGTGTTAGCTGGACATATGAGTTCTACTGCAACTGCTAATACCATTCTTTCAACAGAAGTGTTGAGAGACCCTTCATCTTTTGGAGACATCGTAAGAGGTCTTCATGTTTATGGCTGTAAAGTCTTAAGAGAAGAAGCAATGGTTGGTGGTTTTTATGTTATCGACTAATACATAACAACTCGGAGGGGTCTTCGGACTCCTCCACTTTTAGGAAATTTTAAATGGCAACAACATATTTAGATTTAAGTAATGAAATTTTAAGGGAATTAAATGAGATTCCTTTAACATCTGCTAACTTTGGTAGTGCAGTAGGATTACAACAATTTGTAAAAGATGCAATTAATAAAGCTATTTTTGATATAGCTAATGAAGAACCACAGTTGCCTTTCTTTGCTGCAGCAGCTAGTGGAGGTACAGACCCTTTTTATGGGAATGTAACAGTAGCAACAGTAGCAGGAACAAGATGGTACACAATAAAATCTGGTAGTTCAAGTATAACTACAGATTATGCATCAATAGACTGGGATGATTTTTATTTAACAACAATTAATGTAAGTGGTGAAACAACTCCATATGTTTCTAAAGGATTAAAATTTTTAACTTTAGATGATTGGAAAAGATATTACAGAGATACAGAAAACTCAGATGATGCAGAAGGTTCAGATGCAAGTCATGGTGAACCTACATATATAATAAAAAGTCCCGACAATAGAAAATTTGGATTAAGTCCAATACCAGACAAAGTTTATAATGTGCATTTTTATGCATTTACAAAGCCAACAAAACTATCAGCTCATGGAGATACAATAGCTTTTCCAGAACA